CTGTCTCGCGCTGCAGCTACAGCAGCTGGGCGTCCTTGGAGGCGAGCTGCTCGGCGAGCTTGTCCGGGTCGACCTTCTCGGTTCCGTCGCCGTTGAGGCCGAGCTTCGCGAGGAGCTCGGTTCGCGCCTCTTCGGCGGCCTGCTCCTTCGCGGTCGTGCGGGCCTTTCCGGCGTCTGCACGGGCCTCGGTGATGACCTTCTGCACTTCGGGTGGCAGGGACTCGATCTTGCCGTCCCACTTGTACTCGGTGACCTGCTGCTGGGTCGCGCCTTGTCCGGTTCCGGCGTTGCCCTGCTGGCCGCCACTGTTGGCCTGCGTGCCGTTCTGGCCCGAATTCTGGCCATCGCCTTGTCCAGCGTTCTGTCCCGCGTTCTGTCCGTCCCCGCCGGCCGCGCCATCACCGTCGGGCGAGGCGCCGGCGATCGGGTAGATCGGGCGCCCGTCGCAGCGGTAACCAAGGACCGTTCCAGGACGTACCGAGATCGTGCTGATCTTCATGGCTGGTTCTCTTCTCCCGGGCGCCTGGCCCGATCAGGTGGAAGCCGACGCCAGGTCGGCCGATGCCTCAGTGGTTGCCGAGGTCGAGTTGTTCGCGGCGGGTGCGACGGTTCAGACCGTGCCGCGCGACGTGCTGGCGGATCCGGGCTTGCACGAGCCGCGCGTATCGTTCCGCGCGGCGCCGCTCCAGGTCGTTGAGCGCTGCGGCTGCGACCCGCTTGTAGCCGCGGACCTCACGCTCCAGCGCACGGAGCCGCTGCGTCGCGTCGTATGCGCGCTGGTCGGCATCGGTCCACGGTGCGGGTGCAGCGAACTTGCTGACCCCAGGGAAGTACGCGACGAGAGTGTGGCGGCAGTTCGGGTGGAACAGCCCCGCGGCGGTGGCCTGCGCGATCGTCGGCCCGGGTCCGTCGACTGTCAACACGCGTCCCTGCCACGGCTTGCACAGCGGGCACGGATGCCCATCGGACGGGACGGTGAACTGCTCCACCCCGGCCTGCACCATCCGAGCCAGGTGCGCCTCGTTGAACGCCTGCTGCAGCCCGGTGCGGGTGGCCATCTCGACGTAGGACGAGAGGTTCCACTGGCGGCCGGCGCGGTCGGTGAATCCGGTGATGCCGCGCTGCGTGAGCTTGCGCCACGCGTCACGCTGCGCCACGGCCGGTGTTGCGCCGTGCTGCAGCCGGTGGACCGCTTCGTCGATCGCAGCCGCCCTGTACGCGGTGGTCGCGAACTGCATGATCCGAGGCAGAGTCGCGTCGAGCCGCTGCCCTAGGTCCGCGCCGATTCGAGGACCGAGCGCGACCGCCGGATCGTTCAGGAGCAGATGCGACAGAACCTGACTGGTCGCGGCGACCCTGCGCAGCTCACCCAGCGCGGCCTCATCACCGCGCTGGGCAGCCGCCACGGCCAGCCTCTGCGCGAGCGGCCACGACTTGACCCGGATCTCGGAGACGATGCGTGCCGCTTCCCGGTTCAGCGCCGCCTGCAGCTGCGCCGGGGGGACGACGTCGACGAGGTGCGCGAACCGGGCCAGCAGGTCCTGCTCGGCTTGTGAGTAGAGCAGGATCAGCTCGGCGGCCAGGACGTCGACCGTGAGCGGGAGGGCGCTACTACTGCTGGCCGCTGCTGGCTGGGTCATTCGGGTCTATCGGTTGCCCGTCCGGCCCGAAGGCGTGGTCCGGGTTCGGCATCGGCGGTGCAGCTGCAGCAGCCTCGGCCTTGATCTTGACCACCTCGGCTTGCACGTCGTCGTCTTCCCAGTCCGGGTGGACGAGAGCGACGAGAACCTCCGTCGATGCGGCTTCGGCCTGCTTCAGCGCGAGCGCGGTCTGCGCGAGGGACAGCTGCGATTCCTGCACGCCGTCGGAGAACTTCACGTCCGGCCGCTCAGCCGTGTACGTCCCGGCGAACAGCTTCACGTCGACCGAGATCAGCTTCTCGAGGTAGTCCTGCAGGCCCGGGCGCCAGTGCCGGATCTTCCGTTCACGGGTCAACAGGGAGCGCTGCTCGCGGGCGTCGACCTCGGTGGCGGTGCGTTGCACGGTGATGTCGGACTGCTCACCGAACGTCTGCGCCGAGTAGCCCGCGGTGCGGAGGATGTCGGACACCCACTGCTCGGCGGTGGCCTTGTGCTCGGCGAACCGGATCTTGAACTGCACCTGCTCGATCGGCAGGCCGGACGCGTTCGTCGTCGACGAGCCGATCATGTTCAGCGGCGAGTAGATCTCCTGCTCGTTGTCGAACGTCGCGCCCGCGCCCGGGCCGAGGCCTTCGAGCATCGACTTCGCGGCCAGGATCCGTGCCTTGCCGAGGCGCACGTCGCGCATCCAGGAGGAGTACGTCTCGTCGAGGGCGTCCATCAGCGACTCGACGCCGTCCAGATCGGAGCGGCCGAGTTGCCGGCCGAGGGGGTCGCGTCGCCATGTCCGCTGCGGTCGCTGGTTCGGGATGTACACGACCGCGAGGCCCGGCGTCTGCGTGTCGATGACGCCCTCTTCGTTGAGGGCGGCGACGAACACTGCCGTCTCGGGACGGTCAGCGAGCGGGACGGTTCGGCCGAGGTTGTCGGCGGTGCCCATGTACAGCGCGTGCTGGATGACGCCGTTGCCGTTCGCGTCGAGTTCGTGCCGCTCGAGGTGCCGCCAGACGGTCTGGCCCTCTTGGCCGACGATCTGCCAGAACGTGACCGCGCGGAGGATCCCCCACTGGAACTCGGGCAGCGCGGTGTCCGCGTCGAGGACAGTCGTGAACGGTGCGTCGGCCCGCAGGTCCTTGTCCCAGGTGACGCGCAGGTACACGCCGCCGAGAGCCGCGGCGACCTCAGCCGCTTCGGCCAGGGACGCGAACAGCCCGTCGTTGCCGAGCTCGTCAAGCCGGTCCTGCAGCTTCGTGTTCGTCTTCGACGCCCGCAGCTGGGGCTGCTCAGCGAACAGCAGATCCGCGGATGCTTGGCATAGGTCCGCGGCGATCGGGACGTGCAACATGTCGCGGAGCAGACCGCCCTGATTGTTGATCGGCCGGCCCCACCAGAACCGGGCGAGGACGCCACGGATCCCGCCGTTGCGGTTGTCCCGAGCCATCGTCACACGGGCGTCGCCGGGGTAGGTCGCGGTGCCATAGTTCCGGCCGTAGGCGTACTGCAGCGCCTCCGGTGTGCCCTCGTACCAGGCCGACCATTGCAGCATCTTCGGTGCGATCGTCGCGAGCTGGCGGGGTGGCCACGGTGTGTCCTTGACGGGAAGCGGCATCAGGCGGCCTCCCTCGGCGCGGTGTCGATATGGTTGCGCCAGAGCGCCTCAGTGGTGGTCACCGCGTACCGGAGACCGTCGAGCGAGTGATCCGCGGTCTTCAGCGGCTTGTCCTCGCCCTTCTCGGTGGCCTTGTCATCCCAGGAGTAGCCGGGGACTTCGGTGATCAGCCCGGAGCATCGGTCGGTCACCTTCAGGACACCGCTTCCGAGGAGACTGGACACGAGTCGGATGCCATAGGCGACGTCGTTCTGGGCATCGACGAGGCCCTGCACGTGGTCGTTGAACAGCTGCACCTTGAACGATGCGGCGGCCGGGTCGACCGCGATCCACTCTGCACGCGCCGCGGTGACCACGGGCGTGTGACCGGCGGCGAGCCAGGCACGAAACGATTCGGACAGCTGCGCGTCGGTGAGCCGCACCTGCGCCAGGCCAGGGTCGTAACGCCATTCGTCGATCGCGTACAGCCGCCGATCGGCACCGAGCCCGAGCATGATCCCGGTGGACGGGTTCGTCGTTCCGTAGTCGACACCGACACCGAAGATCCGGTCGATCGGTGGCAGCGTCGCCCAGTCGATGACGTGCACGTCCGGGTCCCACTGCGGGAACACGGCACCCTCAGCTGCGACCCACTCGCCGAGGACGTTGCGGCGGTAGTACAGGCCGACGTTCTCGCGGCGGATCGCGGCTTTCTGGTCCTCGTGGAGCTGCGGGTTGTCGTCGATCAGGAAGTGCCAGCGGCGCCAGTCCGGCAGGACGTCCATCCGGTCGAGGTACTTGCGTTTC